TAGGCGTTGTTCATGTCGCGGCGCTGGTCAGAGCCGGTAAACGAGCCGAAGAAACCCATTAGTTCATCCTCATCTGAAAGACGCCGCACACGCCGTTGCGCCTGCTCCTGGGCTGGTATTGATCCGCACCGTGCGCGGGCTTTCCGCAGCCCCCGCCGTGTAGGTCGCGCCTGTCATCCAGACGCCCGCCGTGATGGCGTCGTGCTCTTCCATCATGCCCGTCCAGGCAACCGCGTTGGGCATGATCCCGAACCCGCACGCGACACCACGGGCCGAAACATTCAGGTCCAGAATGTTCGTCGTGCCGGAGGCGTAATAGGCTGCGGCATCGACCGCCGTGGCGGATCGCAGGTAATACGCCGACCAGACCCCGATCCAGCACCCATCAGCCGTTCCGGTATTGACGACGATGCTCGCGGTTGTGCCGCTCGTCACCGTCCTGGCAAACATCTTGACTTGGACCTCAGTCGATCCCCCGGACGATGACCGGATTCCGGCTCCGCTGACTTCCGTTGCAGCGCCACCCGCAATCGTGCATGTCGCGCTCGACGCAGATGAATTGATGTAGGCAACTGCCACGATCACCAGCCGTGACGCATGCGCCGCGCCAATCGGCTGCGACGAAAACGTGTAGCTGCTAGCTGACGTTAAACTGCCCGTGATCGTCTGGAACGCGATCTCAGGCAGACGCCCGCCGATGATCACGCAACGGCTCACGGCAAAGAGCGCTCGTATTTGACGTTGAACCAGACGTTTTCGGCGCTCGACACGCTGGAGACCGTCAACCTGAGATCATCACCCGCCGCAAACACATTGCCAGCCGTCGCCGTATTGGTGTCCTCCGTCGTTGAAACGGAATTTGAAAGCCCCGTGATGGCGGTCGTGTTCTTCTTGGCCGCCAGCGTACAGGTGCCCGTCGAACACCGCGTCGTCATGGTCAAAACCGTGATCGCAAAGGGGATATTGATCCAGACCACGTAATCCTGCGCTTCCGGGTACTGGATGATGCCTGAAATACAGTCCGTGACGGTCATCGCGCCAAACGAGGGCAAAGCAGACGCCCCGTTCGACAGCAGAGGATTACCAGATGTGCCAGCGCCAACCTGCTGCAACGCTCCCGTCGCTGTCGTGCCGCCTGCCAGAACGCGATACGTGCTCAATGTCGCCTTTCCGGTCCCGCCATTGGCAACGGGAAGAACGCCGGTCACCTCGCTGGCCAGATCGGTATCGATGGCGTTATCAACCGCGAGATCGTTGTGCGCCTTCGCCAAACCTTGCAGCAACTGATACCAGGGCTTTTCAAGCAGGACCGGCTTGCCGTCTGGCCTTATGATCGGAACGGAAGCAACCGGAATGTTAACCCGCTCAACCATCACGTCCCCAGTTTGTCTGCATCGATGGCCAAGCCTGAAATCGCCCGCGCGACAGAAGCCGAGCAGGCCAGCCGCAACGTGCATCCCCCTGGACCGAACGCCCCGAGCCTATGCGTCTTGACCCGCGTCAACCTCTGACCCGATGCGCCAAGGCTGATGTGGCGTTCCGCACCGAACGTCTGCCCGCCATCGTTGGAGGCCGACACCATCAGGACCGGGTTCATGTCCTCAGCAAGCGGCCCGCCAGACCCCACGCCCGTCACCGCATCGACATGCAGCGCGTTGATCCGCATCCCGTTGGGCGCGGAATGAATGACCGGCGGGATCATCTCCATGATGATCGGCTCACCGCCCTCCGTCGCCACGTCCTTGTCCACCCGGTAGATGGCCCCTGTCTGATAATCCCCGATCAGCGTCATGCCGCGCCATTCGACGGCCTGCACGCCCCGCCAGTTCGTCTGCTTGAAGCTTTTCAGCTCACACCACAGACCCGTGCGCATGTTGTAGGCGATGGTCCAGGTCTCGCACGTCCAGGCCATCCAGGCGTGGCCCGTCGATTTGTCGTTCCAGCCAAATCCGTAGATCGTTGTTACGGCGGCCGCGATCATCCGTTCCTGAGCGTGGTTGGAAATCCGCCGCCCGGAATAGCCGTCCTGAATGCGCACCGTCCCGTCCGTCGCGATCCAGGCCACGGCCCGGTCGAGCTGCACGATCGTCTTGGCCGCAGCGCACCCAAGATTGATCGAGGCGACCGGCACGAACGGAAAATTGCCGCTGCCGTCCGGGCTATTCGACCACCATTCAATGGACTTTGCGCCAAAGATCATGGCATCACGTTCGCCGCCGATGGCGTGCAGCGTTGCGTCCGGGTTTTTCTGAGCCCGCCCGTAATCGAGCGGAGCAATTGAGGTGCCGTCATCCTCGGCGGAAATGAACACCCGGTCAAAAGTTGTGGGAAACAGGAAATACCCGTCGATATAGCCGACGCTCGTTGGGGCTGGCAGATCGGCATCCGAGATCGTCGCAATCGACGTACCCGTGATGATACGGCCCGTTCCGTCCGAGACCAGTGCAACCTGTGGCGTAGGCGAGCGCCGGTTGGAGGCCAGATACACATCGCCATCGGCTGGCAGCGTGACGATGGCCGTCTGAGCGCCAAGCGCATCGATGGCCGTCACGTTGCGGCCAGCGACCACATAGAGATAATCATCCGTCGCCAGAAAGGCGCGCACGCCCGTCACGCCGGAAGCCGTCCCCGTTGCCGGGACCGTGGTCCACACGTCAAGGCCTGACATGGCATAGACCGTCAGAGGCGCTTTGGCGTCGTCGCCGGTCTGCTCGGCATAGCAGTTCAGGAGCCGCGCCGATCCCTCCATCTTGAAACGTGCGTTATTGGTCTGCGTGGCGATGGAGACTGGGACGAGTGTCATTCCACTACCCTCCGCCAGCACCATGTCACAGTGCCATCCGTAATGGCCGTTCCGGTTCCGGCCGGACCGCCGCTTGAATCTGACGTTCCAGCCGTCACGACCTCATAGAGGTTTGAATTGTTCACCGCGAACGTGCGGGCCGCATAAACGGTATCGGGTTGCCAATCGGCATAGTCATGGGCGTCGCCAAGAATATAGGTGTTTGAGTAATCTGGTCTTGTGCTTGTGAGAGCTGTCTCAAACGTGCTTTTGGGAACGACAAAGTAGGCGGCCTGAATGGCCTTCCAAGCGTTGTCGGCGTCACGCGCAAGAACCTGCCCGACAGAAACCCCGTAGTCCTCAGCCAGCCGCACGGCCAGCATGGCGACGATGCCATGCTCGAACCGGCCGTCGAACGGAAGAGTGTTGCCGCTCAGCCCTTCTGCATTCCAGCTCTCAATCATCGCGCCAAGGGCCTCACCCGCGTCCTCAATATCCACGGCTGATGCCGATGCACCTGCCTGGATAATCCCTATCCGCTTGAGAGCCCGTTCGCAGATCTGCGTCTGTGTCGCCATCGATCCCCCTGAAAGAGAGGCGGGCCACGACAGCCCGCCTCAAATGCGTGTTAGGTGCCAGCGAAACGCACGGTCAGGCGCGGATCGATGAGCTTGCGCCCGTAAAGCAGGTCCAAGCGCCATTTCGAGATGTCGTTCGTTGCGTCGTAGGTCGGGATCAGGCGAACAGACAGGTTCTTGTAGCTCTGGCGCGTTCCGCCATAAGCTGCAGGCGGCATTTCCATCGGCACAACCGCCAGCGCCATTGCATTTTTGTGGAATGCAAGGTTCTGCCGGTAGGCCGTCGAGGCCGTGCCGTCGAATACCAGACCGGCGTTATCTGCCGGCGCGACATTGACGGTTTGATACGGACCAGACGTGATGATGGGCGGCGAGATCGTCAGCGTCAGGTTGCCTGAACCATCAGACGATCCATCCGAGACCACAACAAACTGCTGATCAATCGCCGTCGCAACCTTCGTCTTCGGGTTGACCATCTTGAGCTTGGCCCCAGATGTGCCTGCCGCATAGATCGTGAACACGTCGCCAGCCTTGACACGAGACGCCGCAGCAGCCGTCCAGCCGTCCGTAATCAGGCTCTGCGTCCAGGCGTTCTTGGCAGTGTCATAGCTGACGTTCTGCGTTGGGCCGTTGACCAGCGGCGTTCCACCCAGAGGCCCGACCGTATGCGCCGGAGTGACCTGCGACATCATCGTGGCAAGGCCGCCAAGGTCGCCAAGATCGCCGGAACGGTATGCGCTACCCACAAGACTAGGTGCATAAAGCGCCGTCTGCGATCCAACCAGGCCCCAGAAATCGGACGGGCACAAAATTGCATGGCGATTGTCAGACGGGATCGCCATTTCGTCCATGCGCTCGGGGGCCTTGGAGAAATCGCTGAAGCTATCCACGCGCGTGCCCTGCGTTCCCACAAGGTTATACGTGCCACGGTACATCTGGATCAGCACGTCAGACGCCAGCTCGTTGGCAATACGGCTCATGGCGGGCTTGATGATCCGTTCCGCCATGTCCTCGACCTTCAAGGTCAAGTCCGTTGACGTGAACTGGAAATCAATGCCGATCTGCTGGTCAACAACCAGCGTCGTCTTGCCTTCGATCACATCCTGAGCGCTCATGGTCGCGCCGGAGCGGATCGTGAAGTCAGCCGGGCGGCGGATCGAAATCGTGTCGCCCTTTTTGTAGCCGTTCACGGTCGAAGAAAATTCCTCCTCGTGCGCGCGGTACATCTTGTTAATGACACCAAGCTCGTTTTCGAGGATGGGCAGCGCGATCTTGGCAATCACGTCCGCAGTCAAGGTGTTGTTAGCCATCGTGGTCTGTCCTGTCTAAGAGATGGCCCTAGCGAATGATGCCAGCCTTGCGAAGCTGGGCAGCCATATCGTCGGTGCTCGCCCGGCCCGGATCGAAGGCCAGGGGATTTGCGCCGCCGCTCAAGGTTTGAGCCGGTCTAGGAGCTGTTGAAACACGCTTGGGTTCTGGCGCGCTGAGACGCGCTTCGATACGGCCAAGCTCGATAAGGGCCTGATTGGGTGCAGACTCGAATTTGTTGAAAAGTGCCCGGGCCTCGTTTGGGTTCTTGCCAAGCCAATAAGCGATCTCAGCACCCAGATCGCTTTCCACGATGTAGGGTGCAGCCCGTGCGTGAATGGGCGTGTCCTTTGTGACGACCTGATCGAAATCAGGCATCCGGTCGCGCGCATCTTCGACGGCCTCAGACCACGCATCCTTCATGCGCTGCTGATCTTCCAATGCGGCGCGTTCACGCTCCTGGGTGAGACGCTTTTCCGTGTCTTCCGCCTGCGACTGCCGGACTTTCCAGGCTGTGCGCTCTGCCAATTCCTCGGTTGGGTCTACGATCTGTGAGAAATCCGGCGGGGACGTTTGACGCAGTCTCGCAACCTCGCCTTCCAGCATGGCCAGCCGTTGCGGAATGACCGCTTTGGCTTCTTTGTATTCCTGCCAGCGCTGCCGATTGCGTTCCTGACGCTTTTCCTTCCACGTCTTTGGCTTGTCATCGTCCTGCGATTGATCGGTCTGATCGCTCGCGGTCTGGTCCTGGGCTCCTGCGGGCTCTTTTGCCTGCGGCTGCTGTCCTGCGGGCGTTTCCGCCTGCGGAGTTGTCGTCTGCACGTCTTGCGCCGTAACCTGCGACGCGGCGGTGTCCGTGCTGCCTTGCGGCGCCGGAATGGTCAGATCCATATTGTCCTCTTGATTTAACGTCCGGCTGGACGGCCAAACTCAGGCCGCTGCGGCTGCTGTGTAGGCTCACGCAACTTCTTCAACTTCAACGCATTATCGAGATGCACGCCTTGAACCTTGGCGGCTTCCTGTTCGGCCTTGGCCTGCTGCTGGGAAGCGGTCGCCTCGGCGCTCTGCAATTCAAACTGCATGGCCTGTGCCTGACCCTGGGCCTGCATCTCAGCCATGGGGTCTTGCGGAGGTGCCGCAACGGCCTGCGGATCTTCCATATGCAAAAGCTGCGGCGGGAGAAGCGCCTTGGCGCGCTGTGCCAGCTCCTCCGCCCCTTCAACGTCCATATTGCGCGCAATGATGTCGCCGCTGATCTGGCCAAGTTGCGGCATGGCCTGGATGAGCTGCGTAAGCTGGGAGACGGCCTCCTGTCGGCGCGACGCGTAAGACGGCCCCATGATCACCCTGACGGATTTGAGCTTCATCTGCGTCAGGTCGTTATAGATCATCTGCTCGCCGGCATACGAAACAGCCGGTTTGTTGATCTCCATCTCCGTTTCCGTGCCATCCTCTCCCATAAGGCGCAACGTGCGTTCCGTGTCGTAGATTTTCGGGATCATATCGAGGATGACGCGGCCTGCGTGCTCAAGACTGTGCTCAAGGTTGTCGGTGAAGTGATACGTCGCCTGATTGCCCTGCTCGACGCGCGCTCCAATCGCGACCCCTGATGTCTCATTCGAGCGATTGCCGAGCGCAGCATCATAGATGCCGGTCGTGGACTTCATGTCGTCTGAGAGCATCTGTGCCATCTGAATAAGACCAGTTGGCAGCGGCGGCGGCGGGATCTTGGTCGGTGCCCCACCTGGCACATCGGGATCAGGCTCATAAGGCAGATAGGGCGTCGCCGTCTTGTTGGCGCGATCCCATACACTTTTGTACTTCGCGATCTGCTTGGCCGTCACCATGTACGGGGCCTTGGGTTGCTGCCCCAAGGTTTCAGCCGCGATCGACATGAAGTAGTTATGGAGCTGCTGCGGCTCGCGCTGGAACCGGATCAAGCCATGCCGGTACACACCCTGCTCCAACGGGATTTCCGCCCCGACCACTGGAATGATGGGTATCCACTTGCACGGGCAGACATAGACCTCGTCAAGAACATCCGTGCCGGACACCAGCGTCATCGTGACCTTGTAGCCCTTGGTAGGGCGCGTTCCGGCGATCATGCTATTTGATTTGAGGAACTCCATCTGCCGCTTCGGCATGTCCGTGATATCGACCACCTGCCCGTTGGTAAGCTTGGCGATCGTGCGCTGCACTTCCGTGCGCTTCCAGAACTCGGCAACGCGGACCTGATCGCTGGAGCCCCAATTGATGCCGGACCCGGACCTGCTGGCCTGGGGAACCTCGACACTGTTTGGCACCTTGCCGGGCCAGCGCTTCTCGAAGGCCGCCTTTGGCCACATCTCGGAAACCAGACACCAATTCATCTTGTCGCGCGCCGGCTCAAGATCGGACGGGTCAGGGAACACGCTCAGCGGATTGAAGATGCGCTTGATCATGATTTCCTGATCGAAGCTGTCATCATCGGCATAGTCGGACAGGATGCGGAACCAGCCGATGCCGCAGGCCACCATATGCTCGACAGCATTGGCGTAGACGTGCGAGGCGGACGAGTTGTATTGAATGCGCCGGAACAGACCATTAGCGATTTCCGCCATGTCGCTTTCTTCATCCCCGTCAGGCTCAACCTTGAGCGTCGGCATGTTCTGCCGGATGGGATTGGACACCTGACGCAAGAACTGGCCAGAGCGATTGATGGTGATCATCGGGCGGTCCTTGCGCTCCGCGCGCGCCGCGTCCGACCACTGGAAGCCAGCCGTAAAGCGCAGATCCTCCATCGCCTCCTTCCGGTTGTCCCGGTCGAAGTCGGCTGAAATCTCTATGGCCTCGCGAGCTTCCTTGACGATGTCTTCCATCTAGTCCTTGTCGTCCTTTGGCGGCGGAGTCCAGCCCACAATGCGATAGAGATGGCCAAGCGGGCTTTCGCGCGCCTCACCTTCTGGGTTGAACTTCTCCCCCTTGCGCACATTGAGCACGGGCAGAATGCCCATCGGCGTCTGATCGGGATCGGAAACGATGCGGCGCTCTTCGGTCCAAGCGCGATCCGTGGCGATGTCGTACATGGGAACGCGCACGATCCGGTTGCCGTCAATTTCCACTATTTCCGCGTTCGGATGCGCTGCCAAAAGATGCGCCAGAGCGGTTTGCGTGATGTCCTTCATACGCCCATCCAATCGCCAATTCCTGTGCCTGTGTTTCCAAACTCAAAGGCCACAGGCTCGGTTGCCGCATAGCGCAGCATCATCACGGCGTAACGGACTGCACTGATCAAGTCGTCACGCTCCTTCACAAGCTTGCCGTCCTTGCGGTGATAAAGGCGCATTTCCTCAAAAAATTCCCCGACCGTCGAAAACACCTTGAAGCGGCCAGTCTGCATGCGCTCCAGCATGTCCATGATACCGGCTTCGACACCGTTTGAACCGTCCCTATGCGTCGCGCGCTCCGCGTGCATGTTGAGACCATGCTTGCGGTAGAGATCGGCAAGGCGTTCACCCGATTGCCGGTCCTGTGCCAGACCATCGTGCGGCCAGACAACAGGAACCCATTCACCCCAGCCCTTGATCTGCGCGGCATGATAGGCCGGATTGCCCGTCCATTCGCCGTTCTCATAACCGCCGCGCTGGCGATAGCCGTGAGTGACATACACGCAATCAGCGTCGCGATCCCAGGCAAGCCGCGCTGCGGCGAACGGGTGATCGATGCCGAAGTCAAGCCCGATGATCTGTGCCCAATGCTTTGGAATCGCGACCGGATCGCACTTGATGCGGTCTTCTTCAACAGGGAACACACGGCCAGAGCCCATCGTAGGGATACCCTTGGTTCTGGCTTCCCGTTCGTGCGGCGGATAGCTCGCAATGATGCGGGCCTTCTCTTCTGCCGTGTAGTGATGCACATCATCAATCGTCATCGAGACGACGTGACGGCTCAACGTCCTCTCCTGTAGATTTTTATTTTTCTGCCCCGCTGAGCGACTCTCATTTCGTAGAACCTCATTTCTGCTCAAGCAGAAAAAGCGAAACCACATCCGACATGCCAAGCAGCGGTGTAAACGTGATGTAGACGAACTGGCTGCGCTGACCCCGGTTGGTACGCGTCAGCCCTTCCGTGTAGATGTCGAGCGGCGGCTCTTCGTCAAACCAGACCGCATCAATCGTTGGCCCCTGCCACTTCTCGCGGCCCTTTTCGTAGGCCTTGAAGTACAACAGCGCTTCACCGGCCTGCACATCTCCGCCGCCGCCCCATCGGATGATGGCGTTATCGAGCAGGTTCGGAACACCCATCGCCCGCCCGTAATCCAGAAGACAGTCTTTCGGGATCGTACCCGTTCCCCAGCTTTCCTCTTTCGGCGGATCACCGATAAGAACACGCTGCGGATTATCGCGCGTGCTTTCACCCGTTACGCCTGATGCCCAGATGATCGGCGGCTTGTCGAACGTCTGCCCCTCCCACCAATCTGGATAGCGGCCCGTCAGGTGCATTGCCGTCTCATAGCCGCCTGCCCATGTCTTGCCGAGCTGGTTTCCGGCCATGAACAGGCGTTCGTGGTACGTGGCCCCTGCAGTATGAAACTCCCGCTGCTTATCGTAAGGCGCGTAGAATTTAAGCCGGTTAGTGTCGCGACGGCGCTTCGTCTCCGCTTCCAGCCTGCGTATAAACGCCTGCAAGGATTGCGGACTGAACTGCTCCAAGGATGGCTGCGAGATCCTCATCACTCATCTCGGTAAGGGCGTCGGTCCTGACGTTCAATTCCTTCGGCAAGATTGACGCGACGACTTTTAGGTACTCATGCGGGCGCTCTTCGCGCACCTGCTGAATGGTTTTCTCACCGTGCTCGGCAAAGTCTGCCTGAAGCTTTGTGAGGAAATCTTCGCCAAGCTTATTGCGCGATCCCTTTGGGCGTCCCGCACGGTTTCCACTCCACTCAGAGCCGGATTTGAACGGGCGTCCAACCTGGCGCACTTCATTTGCAGTACCATCTGCATCTTTGGCCTTTGCTTCGGCCATCGCCGTATCCTCCATGGCTATGCTGTAATGACTGAGTAATTTGGCCGTGCTGACGTGATCTGTGCCGGCGATGTCCGCGATACCGTTATGTTATCTGCGCTCCCTAACATTGCGGTGATCTGATAGGGCGATGACCGAGACAGGGTTATATTGCTCACACGTGGTCTCAGGACCGTTACCAGAACATCGTCGAACCGGATGGTTGCAGTGAGCGTGTCATCCTCTTCCGTGCAGTCCAGGCTCGCCACGTTGGAGATGACAGCATACGAACTGGCGGTATCGCTGTCTTCCACCAGATCGGCGCGAGCAAGGATGCGCAGCAGACCTTCGGACGTTAGAGTGTCGGCATCCTCCGTGACATCGAGCGTACCCAGGGACTGGGGATAGATCCCAAGCGCCGTGAGGGTGTCGGCATCCTCGGTAACGTCTGCCGTCGCGGCAATCCTGAGAACGCCAGCCGATGTGAGCGTGTCGGCGTCTTCTGTACTGTCGAGCGTTGCCTTGAGGGCAAGGACGGCGGCGCTGCTGAGGGTATCAGCATCTTCCGTGACGGTGAGCGTCGCGGTGATCCCGTCTCCAACGTGGAGCGGGGTGCCAATGCCGCCAACGTAGCCGCCGATCATGGGCTTAGATTATCCGCAATAAAGAACGCACGGCACGAGATAGCTGCCGTCTGAATACGTCTCGATAATGTGGTTGCTGGTGACTTTGCATACGGTCCTAGTGCGGACTATGTCGTCAGCCTGCACGCGGCCACAGCCGTCACCATTGCTTTCGATAAGATCACCGCGTTGCACCGTTACGCCATCTGCAATGCGCACGAGATAAGCACCAAGCGACGCAATCATAGCGTCGTTGCTATCTAAATCCTCGGCGTGCCAATCCAGGAAGACGCCATAGACGCGCGAGCTTCCGGGTGTGTCGGAGACCTTGAACCTAGCAAGCTGGTCGTTTTCCTCGCCCGGCCAAGAGCACATATCGTCAATAGTCTCCACGATTGTTCCGCGCGGAATGTCGAGAATACCGCCGTCCGATAGCTGCGACCAGTGCGAGCCGCAGAATGCTCCGTAAGTGATGGTCGTGCCGCTGACGCTGATAGACCCTTCAACCGTGCCGTCCTGTAGTAAATAAACGATAGCACCGTCACTCGTATTTCTGTTTGCCCAAAAAGCCGGTGCGGCAGACACGGAACAATGCCCGCTCCCCGTTGTTGTGAGCGACCAGCCCACCACGCCGCTGTAGGCCGCTGCGCTATCGTTTAAATACACGCCCCCGTTTGTGGCTAGGTTGGACCCGCTTTGTGTGAGAGTGTAGGTTCCGGCGTTGAAGTTAATGACCGCTCCATTCGCCAGGAAGACATCACTCCAAGCCGTTCCGCTCGCACCGAGCGCCGCACCATCATTGGACGATGGCGTCAAAACGGCGTCAAAGCTATAACCCGAAGACGCTCCGGCAAAGCTCAGCGCATTGGCCGCATGGGTCGCTGTAACGTCTCCGTTATTCCAGTTGATGACGCCGCCCAACGCCAAGAACAGGTCAGACCACATTTTACTGGTTGACCCCAACGCTATCCCGTCGCTCGTCGTTGGCATGTACGCTGCGCCGCTCAACGTGGCCACGTCCGTCACAGTCCCGGCCTTCATCACTTGGTAGTGCAGAGACCCGTTTTCGCTGCTGGGCGTGTTGCCGTCGCAATAGCCCTGCGTGATCGCGTAGGTCTTCGCCGTTCCGCCGCTATCCCTGCCTTTGTGATAGAGCGAGCCGACCGCAATCCCCGTCCCGTGCGTGTCCTGACGTGCGGTGACAAGAGCGGGACTGCTGCCCGTCTTGCGCATGTCAAAGTCGCCGCCGTTCCAGATCAGATTGCCGGAACTCTCGTAAAGGTAAGCGGTGCTGTTGTTCCAGTTTATCTGCCCGCCAGATGCCAAGTAAAGGTCAGACCACGAGACCGTGGCTCTGCCAAGCGCAGCCCCGTCATTGGTTGGCGGCGACGCGGCATTACTGTCCAAATAAACCTGATAGGCTGCCGGTACGTCATTGGTGACGTACTTCGTGCCGGCCGTGAAGGTCACCGCGCTGCCGCCGTTGGAGCTGGCCAGCACCGTGCCTGGCACGAACGTGTTGGCGTCCGACATGTAGCCCTGGACGACTTCCCATTCCGCGCTGGTGGCGTCCTTGTTGGCAAA